TAATGCACTAATGTCAACCTGGTTTGGTGATATTCCATCTGGTACACCCAATATATTCAGTAGTGCCTGTCGCCTTAATGTATTCGAGCTTAAATCAGACCAATTAGCATCTGATACTGTTGTCCCTGATAGAGTTGGTATCTGGAAATCTATACTGTCTGCGGGATCTGTTTGTTCTCCGCAAAATTTGCGAAAGTTTTCCCAGATTAAACGTGTCGGTACAAAGAAAAAGTGTGTATCTAAGTACATATTGTCCATGATTGGGAATAATGGTGTTGCTAGCCTAGCAAATATTGTGCTGTTCATATTGAACGTATCACCTGGCAATACCATATCCCAATAGTACGGCATCAACCAAGATGCATCTGTTGTGAATTTGTGTCCGTGCGACCGATTGAATTTAGACCTTGGCGCATCAATTGTTGGTGTATCACTAAAACTGTGCTTCATTACTGATTTCATGTTTATTATCTCCAGTTAATTTGAGGGCATCCTTGCCCTTCATTATTTATCCTAGTTCTTTGATTTCTGTATTTGCTGATACATCGTGACCTGAATATATCTTTACCGGTTCACACGGCTGGACGTCTCCATTCTGTGAATCGAATTCTCCAACGATATACAGAGTAAAATCATCTTTGTTTTGATTACCCTGGATTGAGTTTGTGAACGCTCTAATAGCGCTCGCTGCATTAATTTCGACACGTGGATCATTGAATACCTCTGCTACTGTATCTTTTACTGAAATAATTACTTTCTTCATTAGAGACTCCTAATTTTAGGTTTTTGTTGTGCCCGTTTTACTGCTTCTCGAGTCTGTAAACGTTCGGGCGAGTTATCTACAGACTCATAACCTTTGTGTGCCCTGTGTGCTTTTACTGAATCTACTGTATCAGGGTCTATTTTTTTATGCCTTTCATCATAGTACCTGGGTAGCTTTCTCTTTACTCCATTAACTGTAACGAAATCTTTGGGATAACAATCGTTAGAAAATCGTGCAATCCAATCACTAGCAATGCCAGAACCATCCCTGCCGCCACGAGACATAGTTGTGAATTCGGGCAGAACTTCAATAATCTCGCCAGTGAAATCATTAATTCTTTCATAGGGTTTTAATCCTGTTTCTGGGTCGATTTGATCTTGAGCTTTGCCGTTTATTTTTTTCATTATATAGCGTGCTACATATGCTGCTGAGTCATAGGTAACTTCGCCAACCTGGACGAAACCATGTGTCCAGAGTTTTTCGAGAGTTGGGGACATGTAGAGATCGAGTCCGGATTGTGTTTGGCCGCAAAATACACGATCAGTAAAGTCATGGCCGAAAATAAGGGCGTGATAATGCGGCCTATTGTTTTTATCGCCATATTCTCCACACATATAAAATTTTATTTTCTTTTTTCCTAAATGCTTTCGTAGCCTTTTCATAAAGTTTTGAAAATGCTTTTTTCTTAATCCGCCATCAGGCGGTATATTTTCTGCATTATAGGTTAGTGTTATGAAGCAATTTTCTTGATGAAGTGATGCCTCATGTACACAGCGTAGTGCCCAGTCTGCTGACCTTTGCAATCTACAGCCTATACACTGTCCGCATGGGATTTGTTGATACTGCGTACCAGGTGAATCGTAAAATACGATTTGTCCTGATGGTACTCGCCATGCGTCTAATGGTTTGTAACACGCCATTTACAGGCGTGTACCGCCGCGCATTGGACGAACTCGACGGTTTACACCTGCTACACGAGTTCCTTTTTTAAATGATCTACGGCTCTTGCCTTTGCTCATTTTATAACGTCGCATGATATGCTCCTTTTTTTGGTAGCTTAATGCTACCGCTTCCTGAACCACTTTTCAAGTGGTGTCAGTCCGCACAGTTAGGAACAAGTGTTTACTGTGCGGATGCCATCTGTAAGAGATGGCACCCTTCGGGCTTTTTACTCGCGGGGGCGCTCGTGTTTTACGGGCATCCTGCCCTTGCTCCGGCTCCTGCCTTCGCTGTTTTGCAAGATATAGTTAACGGGGTTTTTATTTACATTGCATTACAATTATATACCCGTTTTTTACTTGCTTTTATATAACATTACTATTACTATTTTGTTATGCAATAGATTGTCTATTGCTGTTACTAATAGGACTTAAACCATGAATGACAATAATGTTGTGTCTTTAGCCATTGAACTTAATATGATTCTTTTAGATTTCTCTAACGATTCGAAAGCATCTAAAAGATGTTTCTGTAATAGGGCTAAACCCTTGATTGATAAAATTTTCTTTGAACTATTGACAGGAGAAGTTAATGCTAACACTAAACGAATTACTTAAAAGATTAGAACGTGATGAAGAAAAGTTCCGAGAAGTTACTAAAGAGCGCGATGCCCTTCGCGTTCGCTTATATCGGTATCGTAAGGCTATTGCTGCACTTAAGGAGATTTCTGAATGTGGTGCAGATGAAAATATTTAACTAAAAAAGGGGGGCTTTCGCCCCCCTATCACCTAGACACCGGCAGGCTTTACCGGTGGAGTCTCTGGGAGATTCACTACTTCTACCTGTGCTATTGGCACTTCTTCTGGTGCCTTACTTAATCCCAGGTCAATCATTGCCTGGATATTTTCTGGATTACGTACAAAATCCATAAATTTAGCTGGATCATTATCGAATTTTCTCCTTATTTCCGATGGTACATCAGCGAATGTGTCTCTTGCTTTGATTATTGCATTCATATTTTCCTGAAAATCATTTGATGTTACATCATCAAATTTCCAGTCCTTTAGTGCATTTACTTTTGCTATTAGTTCCATTCCACCAGCACGTTTTACTATATTGTTAATATTCACTTCATCCTTATGTGATTGTTCTACGCGAATTTCTTCGCCTTCATCAATTGCTTTCTGGCAATCTATTTTTGGACTAACAAAGTCTGTTTCTCTTTTTGGTGCAAACATTATTTATTTCTCCCAGTCTTATGCGTTGGTAAACCACGCTTTTTTTGTTTAATTTTTGGTGCCATTCTAGTTACATAATCTGATGGCTCAATGCCTTTTGATTTCCTTATTTTTTGAGCTTGTACATGATCTTTATATGCTTGTTTCGCTCCACTAAATGGTTTTGTTTCCTCACCTGTTATTGTTTTTACTAAATCTCCAATTACTGAAGCAACATCTACCCAGGGTTCAGCTATACCTATTTTTGACCTGGTTAACTCAGCTTCCGCATTAACTTTATTTCTCTGTGCTCGCATATTTTTTAACTCTTCATATACGCGATTTAATTGCATACCAGTTGCAGCACCTTCCATTGCTGCCTCACCAACATTTGGTATATTTGGTATTCCACTTCCTCCTGCTTGAGCTCCTGCCATTGCTGCTCCCGCAGGTGTTGAAGCATCATATTTTGCTGCTAATATCGGATTTATTCCAGCATTTCTCATATCCAACATTCGCCTACTTACTGCTGAACTACTTAATCTCTCCTGAAATTGCCTATTTATATCCGCTTGCTGACCTGTAAAGTCTCTTGCCTTAACTGCTTCGTCTCTTTGAAAATCTAAATTTTGACGAAACATTCCTTCTTGTGAATTTTGCTGTCGTCTGGCTCCCTGTGATCCAACAATACTACCGAATGTACTTGCTATCGCATCAAATAATCCCATAATTATCGCCTTTAAAAGTGATCAATCATACCTGGTACACCAAATACTGGCATAGGACGTGCACATATAAGATTCTGATATGTATCAATTATAAAATGTGGTTCACCTGTCGTTACTATAGTACGATCAAGAGGTACGTTTTCTTCAATGAAAGTTTTACCTAATGTCGGTAAACTGGCAAAGTCCTGGCTTAAATGCCAAGCGTCTAATGTTCCTGTTGCCGCTGATTGAAATAATCCACTAATACGACTCGGTTTATATCGATATTCTGCATAACGTTCTTGGTATCCAAATACTAAATCATCATTTGCACTTCCATCACAATATATTTCTTTATTCAGGATTTCCTGCTCCCCAAGCATGGCCAAACTGGGCCAATAATAATCATACCTAGTTGAATGTGATAAATGCCTGTCTAGTCCTTGTTGATATGTTAGATCTGCTCTAATAGACACAATACCCATTACTATACCGTGTTCAACAAATGATTTATTGAAAGAGTTCTCTGTTGACCCTACTGTTCCATACGCTGCTAACTGTCCTACTGTTGTATCAGTTTGTGCCACCGGATTTATATTTACTGGCTGACTACCTCCGCCTAGATATTCCGGACGGTAACTTACATCATAGAACCTTACGCCAAAGTGATTAGCTACTACCTCTGAATAGCGTGTTCCAGATCTTGCGTCTCTTTCTAATAGTTTTTGTACCTGGAATGCCTCACGGAGATCATTAATTGTTGCCGCTGTTGCATTAGTTAGGTCAGCTTCCCATCCTGTCGGAACGCTTTGGTCTACTTGTAACTGTGTTGTTGCTCCGGCAGCTGAATTTGTATATGTAACTGCATTTGAACCACCTGTTATTGTAAATCCTACATTCCTAGATGCTCCATCTGTGAATTCTGCAAATGTGGTACCATCACCTACTACCGGAGCCGTTGTTCCTAACGGTAAACTTACTGCATCGCCTTTTTGTGGCCATGGTAGTGCAGACGTAAAATAATCGTGTCTTTTACCTCTTCTTTGTACACCTGTCCATGTATCATAATTATCTGATACATCGTTGGTATTATAGTTAAGTGAGTCTATTAAGTTCTGATCGCGAAACCATTCGTTGTATATGAAATTATATGCTCTGAAAGGTAATGCACTAATGTCAACCTGGTTTGGTGATATTCCATCTGGTACACCCAATATATTCAGTAGTGCCTGTCGCCTTAG